AACCTTCTCCTGGTGGCCAACACGGTCAAGAAATACGTCGCGAAGAGGGTTAAGACCTACTGGAGCGACGAAAAGACTCAGGACCTTCTCCAGCAGGGCTACTTCGGCTTGCGTCGAGCGGCTGAGAAGTTCGATACCGACAGGAAGGTCAAGTTTTCCACCTATGCCGTCGTCTGGATTCGCCAAGCCATTGGTCGCTATTCCGATTCCAGGGACAACGCGATCTACATCCCCGAAGACATGGTTCGCGCTGTCATCTACGAGAAGACTCACGGCAAGCCTCTAGAAGGTCGTCGGATTAGCAAGGACAGGCGTCTTATCCATGCTGCAGCCAACGCAATGTCGCAGTTAAGCCTTGACGTCCCCGCGTGCGAGGATGGCACTCCCCTTCATGAGTTTGTGCCCGCCAAGGCGACAACCTCCGAAGAGCCGAGCAGCTGGGCACGCGACATGCTTGACGATGCCTTAGAGAGGGCTGGGATCGACGAGAAGGCCGCTGAACTGATCCGTGCGTATGCTCGCAACGGAGTGCTTCAGACCGCCGCAGCGAAGGTCAGAGTGCCCGCTAAGGCCGCTCGGGGAATGGTCGATGACGCAATCGAAAAGATGCGCCAACTGGCCTGACCCGATACACTGAAGAACACCTTTCAAAGGAACCGAAACATGGCTGCTATTTCTCTGGCAGGTAAAGTCACTGGCAAGCAAGGGGAACCTGCTGTTACAGTTCGCGAATTTGGGAATGGCGGCAAGATTGCCAAGTTCTCAATGGTCGACCGCGAGTACTTCTATTCCAAGGACGAGGAGAAGTTCGGGCAGTTCTACAGCGTCGAAGTCAGCGGCAAGGCTGCTGAAATCGTGGCCGAGCGTCTGCAACGTGGTGATCGGCTCGCCGTTCGAGGCCAGCTGGTCCAGCGCGAGTACAACGGCAAGATCTACCTGGATGTCAAGCAAGCTTCTGTCACATTCCTGGAGGATCGGCGAGAAAGCGGGGGAGATCCTTTCTGATAAGAAAGGTTAAGCGGGCCCTTCGGGGCCTTTTTTGATGTAGACTGTGAGTACAGCCAAAGGAGGACCACCATGAACTACGAACAATCCCTCGCATGCCCAGGCACTGTCGGCCTGCTGATCGACGAAACCCCTAAACTGAGCGTTGCATCGATTCGAGGCCTGGTATGGGGCGCCCTGATGTTCAGGGGTGCTACAAGGCCCTCCGAGGTCGTCGCCCTGGCTTCCGTCCTTTGCAGCCCAGAGGACCTCAAGGTAGCCAACTGGGAGGACGCTGACGAAGACGAAGAGCGCACCTGGGCCGAGGTGTGTGCAGAAGAGGCCCTGGGTGACATGCTTGCTAAAGGCCTCTGTCGCTACAACGAAGAGGAAGACCTTTGGGTCCTAGACGGCGAGAACGACAACAACGTTCCCAAGGTCATCTCTGTTGTCGCAGCCCTTGACGGAGAGATGCCCAAGCACTTCCTTCTCGACATGTCACGGAGGCATCGCTGATGGCCAGGTACGGCAAGCAGCGCAGAGCCCGTCGCAAGCGCCAGGAACGCGAACACGAGCGATGGGCCAAGGAAGAGTCTGGTCAGGCAGAAAACCCAAGAGGCGGCGAATTCGTCGTTCTCCTCTGGCCAGACATGACAAAAACAAAGCCCATGAACTGGAAGAGCGCCGAAGAAGTTTGGCGAAACCACCACTCCAGGGCTATGATCTTCAGGAAGGAGGATTTTAGGTGCAATGGGTAGGTTCAACTCAGAAGGAGAATTCAAAGCCAAGCCGTCAGCGATGAAGGCTTCAGAGTGGATGCAGCAAGCTCCACAACCCCTACGTTCCTTCAGTAGACACCAGGCTGTCCGTGTTCGCATGGGCGCTGGTTGGGAGAAAGGAAGCGTGGTACAATGGACAAAGGAAGGCGTATCCGTCTGGTTAGGCCGTTCCCAAAAAATGGTTGTCGTCAGAGACAACCGAAACATCAAAACCCCCGAGGACCCAAAATGACCTACGACTATGTGAATCAGCCCAACCACTATACGGAAGGGCGAAAGTACGAGCCAGATCTGGTGATTGAAGACTGGGAGCTCAACTACAGGCTCGGCTGCGTCGTCAAGTATCTTGCGCGGAACGGCCGCAAGCCTGGGGAGGATCCAGTGGAAGGCCTCAGGAAGGCCAAGTTCTATCTGGAACGCGAGATTGAAGCGCTGTCAGGGGATCTGCCCTACGCCGTCACCTACCAGGATGTGCTTGAGGATCACGCTGCCTGCGCCCTGGAGGAAGAGCAGTACGACGCAGAGCAGGCTCTTGACAGCCAGTATGACCTCTGGATGGAACGCCTCGCGGATGTCGCTACAGCGGAGGGAACTGACTTCTGGGATCCGTCTCTCGGCCCAACGGAACCACCAGAGGAGGAAGAGTATGTTGCCATCATCGAGCGGCATCACTTTCCTCGCATGGGCGTGAGGCGTGACGGTTCGACCGTTGTGCTTCCCGATGACTACTAACGCCTCTCTGGTGGCAGAGCAGCCGCCTCCGATGACACTGTGCTTCACGTACAGCGTCAAGACTCCTGATCCATTGACGACAGCGATGCTCACGGTATCCTTGATCACGATGATCGTCATAGGAGTAGTCATCCGTGCAACTGATAACTGAACTGAAGATCGAAATGCCCCTCTACTCCAAGGCCCGTCCCAGGGTTACGAGTAGGGGGACTTTTATGCCTAAGGCGTACAAAGACAAGCAGAAGGAGATGCTTCGTCAGATCAAGGAGCAGTTCCACGAGAGCCCCCTAGAGGGCCCCCTGCGGGTCGAGATCGAGATACGTGGCGAAGGCCGCGCAGACGGCGACAACATCATTGGAGCCCTTTTTGACGCCGCTAACAAGGTGTTGTGGGTGGATGACCGTGTGAGCATCATCCCTCAGCTTGAGGTTCGGTGGACGAAAGCTCCCAAGGCTGAGTCGCAGTGGCTCGTGAGGATTTACCAGGTATAATGAGGGATCGATTGTACTCTTAAGATGGCAGAGGTTTGCTACAACCAGTCTGAATTTGACTACAGGCGAGAGGAGGGCGTCAATCAGTCGTCCCTCAAGAAGATACTGGAGAGCCCCGCTCATTATCAGGCCGCACTCAAAAGCAGGGCATCTCGCTGGCCACCAAAGAAGGGAAGGCCTGGAAGGCTGAAGTTGGCCGCAAGAAGGTACTGAGCTCAGGTGGTAAAGATGACCCCTGGAACAGTGTCATGGGCATGAGCAACAGCCTCCGCGAGATTGCCTGGTTCGCCGGCACCGACGACGAATACATCAAATACAACGAGGTTTCTGTTTACTGGGATTGGCTGGGCGTCAAATGTAAGGCCCGCCTCGATCGCGTTCTGGTCGAAGAGGGGATCGTCCTCGACCTCAAAACGACCGATACCGTAGACCCTGAGCTGTTCACTAAGAAGGTGGTGAGCCTCGGGTACGACTTCCAGGCCGCCTACTACGCCAAGGCTGCTGAATGGAAGAGTCTATCGAGGACATCTTCTGATGAAACTCACGATCGAGCTCGACGGAGGCTGGTTCGACTACACCTTGGACGACAACGGGGCTATAGCCTGTGGCACAGGTCTGACCCTCCAGGAGTCCATGGAGGCCGCTCTGGAGGCCTATGATAGCCTGAAGGAGCAACAACCCGCACGCAAACCCCGCAAAACCAACTGATGGCAATCATCAACACCGACAACACTGGGCTGGAATTTCCCAAGGTCAACCTAGAGTTCGTCACCCCTAACGCAGAGCGCTTCATGGGGTACGTCGCAAGGGTGAGCAACCCGAAGAATCAGGACAACCCGAATGCGGCAGGTCTTCTCAAGTACTGCATCAAACATGCCCACTGGAGTGTGTTCGAGCACTCGCAGATGACCCTGCAGATCACCACAACGCTCGACATCGCAACCCAGATCCTGCGCCATCGCAGCTTCTGCTTCCAGCAACTCTCAAGGCGTTACGCAGGAGAGGCTGAGGCGCCCCTGAACATCCACCTCCCCCACCTGCGGGCACCGCACCCGAAGAACCGACAGAAGAGCATAGACGAGCTCCCAGAGACCACTCAGGGCTGGTTTACCGCTAAGCTGGACGAGCACTTCCGCCAGGCCGAGGAGCTTTACAAAGCCATGCTTGAGCACGGGGTTGCGAAGGAATGCGCGAGGGCCATTCTCCCTCAGGCGGCTGAAACCACCCTGTATATGACAGGCAACTGCAGAAGCTGGATCCACTACATCTGTCTCTAGGTATACTAGCCAGGCGAGAAGTCCTGCTATGACAAGTGATCCGAACTCTTGGCCTGAGGTCAAGGCAGAAGTAGCCCCAGGTCCGATCTGGGCCTTTACTAGGGGCTACAGGGTCAATCAAGCGGGTCGGCACGAAAACGAACAAGAATTCAGGGCCTTCACGTTCTACCTGAACAGTGGGGCCCATCGTTCGTTGGTAGATACAGCTGCGTTCGCTCAAGTCGCCCCCAACACTGTTGGCAAGTGGGCTGATCGATTCAACTGGGATCGTCGCTGCGCCGCTTACGACAAGAAAGAGATGGCTATCGCATTCCGTGAAGCCAACAAGCTTCAGCGCAGGCAGCACAGGCGCCAGATCGACGAGTTCCGTCAGGCAAACGAAGATCAAGCCAGACTCATGATGGGGGTGAGTAATGACCTCATGTCCATCATCCAGAAGAGGATCGAGAAAGCTGAGGCAGAGGGGGAGGACATCCCGTTGAGCCTGGTCTCTGGTCTTATGAGGGCCGCGTCCAACATCTCCGATACTGGGCGTCAGGCCTGGGCAACATCCCTGGGTGTTAGCGAGCTTATGCAGGTGGTGGAGCAAGAGATCGAGGAGGTCCAGGTAGAGATCATGGACGAAGAGGTCGACGAGGCCTACCTAATTCCCTTGGATGAAGACTGATGG